CCCGGCGGCAGCGGTGTCTGCGGCGGCACCTGCGGCGGCTGCTGGGTGCTCGGCGGCACGATGGCGGAGCTGACCGAGCGCCGCATCGTGATCGGCGGGAGTTTTCCCGCGGCGTAAGGCTGCTTGGTCTTCGGGTCGAGCAGATCGACCCGGAAATGCTCTTGCTGGGTCGGGTTCCCGTTCTTGTCGTAACCCGTCTTCATTATCGACGTGTGCCCGGAAAGGCCCTGCTGACGGGACTGCTGCAGGTTGATGTACCCTTCATCCGCCAGCTGCTGGATCGCCTTGTCTGTCGAAGCGGCGCGGTCGCCGCGGGTCTGCGGGTCCATCCTGAAATACTGGTTCGACAGATCGAGCAGGGCGGTCGACAACTCAGGCGAGGAACCTGCCGGGTGCAGGTTGGTAAAGGTCTGCCCGCCCGGGAAACCGCCGGGGGGCACCGGCATGGCGTTGGCCAGCCGCGTGTCGATCAGGAACTGGTTTTCGTAGTTTTCGGTCGGGGTCTTTGGCGGCACGCCCGCGCCGAGAGCTGCCTGCTTGTCGCGAAGCGCCTGGGCTGTCGCCGGGTCGGGTGCGTTGATGACAGCCGAGTTGAGGACCGCATCCCACTCGTCTTTGCTCTTGGGGACCGCTCGCAGACCCCGGGCGATGCCGTCCTTGTTTGTCGCCTTGATAATCTGGGTCGGGTTCGCGCTGTTCGGGTCGATCCACTCCGTGATCTTGTTCTCCTCGGCCGCCGCGGCTGCGCGCACTCTTTCCTGCTCGACAGCGACGGTGGGCTCGTAGGCCGGCTGTCCGGTGGCCTTGTCCCGTGTCTCGAAGGTCGCGACGCCGTTTCGGAGGACCACCTGGGGGGCCTTGTCGAACTCGTGCCGCTTCTCGTCCGCTTGTATCCGGGCCGACCCCAGCGTGCCCGCCAGGCTTTGGTCGGACCCGTAGCGAGAGGCCGCCGCGGTAATCTCATGCCCCTTGATCGACGCGTCGGCGCCGATCCTGGCCGCCCCCAGCGTGCCCTGCAGGCCAAGCTCGTGCCCCTTGACCGCCGCGGCGGCAGCAATGTCGGCGCCGACCGGCGCGGCCTGGCCGGTCGAAGCGAGAAGCTCATGGTAGGTGTGAGCGTCGATCCGGCCTTGCCGGAACGCCTCGCCGATAGCTTGCTGCCCGATCAGCCCGGCCATGCTGGCGTCATAGCCCGCCGCCGCGGCCAGCGTACCCAGCCCCTGGACGTTCAGGTTGGGCGGCAATGGCGCCGGCGAGCCGTTCGAGGCTGCCGGGCCGGTCGTCTTTAGTCCGCCGTTGGGGTCGGTGGTACTGCCAGGATGGACGCTCCCCGCGACCGGGTCGTTGCCCGGGACCGAACCATCCGACCCAGTCGTGTTAGGCGCCGGGGGCGAGACCGCCGATGGTGACGAGTACTCCGGCGGGGTGCCTGCCGTCAGGGGCGCTATCGCGGCCGGCAAGGCCTGCACGACTTGTCCCGGGCTGGGCGCAACGACACCGCTCATCGGCAGGTTAGCCGGCGGCGCCAGGATCGGCGCCGCGCCGGTCAACGGCGGCTGGGTAAAGCTGATCGGTGCCGGCGGCGCAACCCCGGGCTGCGTGGTCTGCAACAGCCGGCTGATCGCGTTCTGCTGGCCGATCAGCTTGTTGCTCTCAAGCTGCGCCTTGCGCGCCTCCGCGCCATAGTAATAGGAGTGCGCCGCCTTGCTCGGGTCGGGGAACAGCGCACCGCCGAGCGACTTGATCGCGGAGTTCCAGCCCTCTTCGCCGCTGTAGTCGATCGGCATTTAGAGCCCCCAACCATAGAAGTTCGAGCCCGTGCTGTTGACCGCCGGCATCACGGTGCTGGGCAGGCTGTAGGTGGACGTCGGCCCCTTAAACAGCGACGAGAGGCCCTGGCCGCCGCCGTAATACGCGCCGGCCTGTATGCCCAGGTTGCCGATACCCGAGAGTATCCGGGCGCGCGACTGCGCGGCCTCGGCGTTGGCCTTGGCCTGGGCCGCCTCGTTGGCGGCGATCGTCGTCGCGTTGGACTGGCCGAGGTTGGCGAGGTCGACGGCGTTGCCGTAGCTGAGCCCCGCCGCGTCGAGCGCGTTCTGGCCGCGCGACTGCAGGAGGGTGTCGTAGGCCTGCCCCATCTGGGTCGCGCCGGTGTAGTTCACCCTGGACGGCAGCAGGCGGACATCGCTCCCCGCCCGGAGCAGCTTGTCGGCAAACGCCGCCGGCATGATCCCCGCCCGGTTGGCGGCGATTGCCGTCCCGGTCTCCTGCGGGACCGCCGAGTAGGAACCTGCCCGGGCGATCTTCGCGCCGTACTCGCGGACGTTGGTCGCCGCCTGGGCGGTGCGCCGCGCCAAGGCGGCCTGGGCCACCGGGTCCTGCACCCCGCTGTTCGGGTCGGTCGGGGCCGGTCCTGTCGCCTGGCTGTCCTGGCCTTGCTGCACGAGGGCCAGCGCCTGCTGCTCGCGATCCTTCTGCTGCGATATCTGGGCGTCGGCATTGGTCCTGGCGAGCAGGTCCTGCGACGCCTGGTCCCCGGCCCGGCGATACTCTTCGGCCCGCTGGTTCTCGGCGTTGAGGGTGTCTTGAAAACCCTGCAGCGCGTCCTGCTGCTGGCGGCGCATCTGGGTCGCCGACGTGTCCCGCGCCTCCAGGGTCTGCCGCATTGCCTCGCCTTGTCCCGCGGTCTGCTGCAGCCCGGCGTTGATGCGCTGGGTGAAGCCCTGGTTCTGGGCGAGCTGGGTCATGCGGTTCTGGTTGGCGATCGCCTGCTGGGCCTGCTGCGCCGCCTTCGACTGCTGCATCGTGCCCATCAGCGACAAGCCGGTCCCGGCCACCATCGCGATGCCCATCGAGACTGGATCGCACATGGCTTAGTACCCCCGGGTGGTGGTAGAGCCGGTGCCTCCGGGGTTGGTCCCGGCGAAGCCGCGGCTGAACTGGCCCCGGATGTCACCCGACTGGAGCCCCGAAAGGGCACTGGCGCCGGCCCCCAAGATCCCGGCGAAGATGTTCCCCAGGGTGTTGACGGTCGGGACCGCGTTGACGCTGGAGACCACGTCGCCGGCGGTGCTCTGGAGGCCCGAGATCGCGTTGCGCTGGGTCTGCAGGGACGAGTTGATCGCCTCGTTGGTGCTGCCGGCGATCGGCGAGCCGATGCTCTGGGTCGCCTGCAGCTGATCGAGCAGGTTCTGCTTCGAGGCGATGATGCTGCTGCGCAGCTGGTCCGCGGCGGTCTGCGCGTTGGCGGTCTGCAGATCCGCGGCGCGCCCCGCAGTCTCCTGCAGAAGACCCGTCTGGTTGACCCCGGCCTGGGACGAAGAGAGACCCTGCCGCGCCAGCTGAAAACCGAGGTCCTTGGTAGCCTGGTTCCGCTGGTAGTTGATGTCATCCATCGCCTTGGTCATGTAGTCCCGGCGGTACTGGTCGAAGACCTTGTCGTTGCCGGTGAACCGGGCGAAGGCGCTGTTGATCGCGTTGGTCCCCTCGCTGAACTGCCGGTTGCGCCCGGCATCGTAAGTCGACTGCCGGTCGGCCTGTTCCTGGGCCTGGCGTTTTTGCTGCTCGGTCTGCTCGTTCTGTAAATTAACCTGCTTCTCGTTGAAACGCTGTTGCTGGTCGGCGATCTCGCGCTGCGCCTGGATCTGCTTGTCGCTCAGATCAGCCGCCGCCATCTGCTGGTACTGCGCGACGGTCGTCGCGCCCCGCCCGGCGTAGTCGCCCGGGACGCCCTCCTCGAACTGGATCGGGATGTGCGCGCCGGTCTCAGGGTCAACTCGATAGCCGGTAACCATCCTGGGTCCGCTTTGGACCTTTTGGGCGCCGAAAAAGCACATCGTCAGTCCTCCCCTGGGTCAGATCCAGGACGTACAAAAGGAAGTCTTCGCGGTTGCGGCCGAAGCTCTTCAAGAGGGCCTCGACCTCGCCGCCGAACATCTCGATCCAGCGACGACTGTCGCTGTTGTCGGCCAGCACATAGGCCTCGATGCGGTGGTAATTGGCGTTCTGCAGGCTCGGGATGATGAACCCGCGCGCCCAGCGGGTGATCGGCCGCACCACCTTGCGCCACTTGTCGGTCCCAAAGGCGCCGCCGATCACCACCCCGGGACGCACCGGGACCATGCCGGTCGCCGCCACCGGCTCGTCGTCGAAGTACCAGAGCTTCCAAAGGTCGCCGGCACAGGCCAGGACCTCGGAGACAAACTGGTCCTCGTCATCGGTCCAGCGCAGCGCAAAGATTTCCTGCCGGTCCCGCGCCCGCAGATGCTGCACGATGTAGGCGAGGGGCTCGCGTTCGACCTGGGAGTGACCGACCCGGCCCATTATTTCGTCACCCCATCCTCAATGTTGAAGTGCAGCGAGGCAAGGGTCGCCGGCCCCGGCGCCTGGTGCTCCAGGTGACACCCGATATGAGTGCCGTAGCCGGCAAACGGGATCGACTGCAGCCCGTAAGTATTATCCTGCACTGTCGCGGCCAGCTCGAAGAGATCGGTGTTGTTGGCCAGCATCCCGACCTGCACACTCCACTGGCCCTGGCACATCACGTCGATCGACTTGATCCGCTTGTTCTGGGTCGGGCTGTCGGCGGACAGGTGCGGCGTGCGGACGGTGACTTTGCTGCTGTCGTAGGTGTTCCGGTCGACGCCGCCGTACAGCCAGATGCGGTTGAGGGTGTCGAGCACATAGAGATAGTTACCGACGACCGCGAAGCATTTGACCGTAAAGCCGGGCTTGAAGGTGCTCCATGCCGTAATGTGCCCGGCCGGGAAGTAGCTGAGCACATAGATCGTGTCGTC